AAAACACACTTGTATAAAAACAATCTTAGAAGGCGAAAAAGAAGTACTTGAATATATTCTTGAAGTATTAAGGAGTTAGTGATATGGCTTTCTTAATAGGCGATACAATAAGGTTGGGAGCAACGATAAAAGACTTTGACGGCAATGAGGAAGCCCCGGCCTCGATAACGGTAACGGTATATAGAGAAGATGGAAGTACAAAATTATTGGATGCAGGAATAGCATCGTTGAAGGCGGGGACTACCGCTCAATACTATTACGATTGGACTATACCGGGAGCGACACTTACAGACCCAGAGACTTTAATAGCCCTATGGGATTGGACGGGTCCGCACAAAAAGACAATGGATTTTGAGGTTATACCAGCGGTGTAATTATGGCTATACAATCACCAGTAACATTAGATGAGGCGAAAGATCATTTAAGGGTAGTGCATACGGATGATGATATGTATATTACAACTCTTTTGTTGGCGGCTACCAAATGGGCTGAGGACTTTCAATGCCGAACGTACATTAGCAGGACACACACGGATTACTTAGATAAGTTTCCGACTGTAATAAGGCCGATATATTCCCCCCTGGTTTCGGTGACGAGCATCAAATATTTAGATACGGATGGTGTTCAGCAGACTCTTTCTTCTGCATTATACCGGGTGGATACGAACACCGAACCGGGGAGGATAACCGAAGCCTATAATCAGTCATGGCCGGATATACGGTCAGTAACAAATACAATCGAGATTGAGTACATTGCCGGTTATGGAACGGCTGCGGCAGTACCGGACGATGTAAAGGCGGCTATAAAATTGATAGTTGGGCACTTTTATGAGCACCGGGAAGTGGTAAGCGAGTTGACATTAAATAAAGTCCCGTTTTCGGCAAAGGAATTATTGTGGACTGACAGGCTGGTAAAGTTATGAATATTGGCAAACTGAGAAACAAGATTGAACTGCAGAGCTTCACTTCTACCGCCAACGCGATAGGCGAGCAGCTCAAGACGTGGACTACATACTCTACGGTCTGGGCTCACATTCGACCAATGAGCGGACGGGAACTAATAAACGCCCAGCAGCCGGTTGGCGAGATTACCCATCAGGTGACTATAAGATACAACTCGTCTGTGAGCGTGGACGACAGGATAAGATACTACGACAGTGTTAAGAGTACATACAGGTACTTTGACATAAATTACGTCGGTGACAGGGACGAGAGAAACGCGGTGATAGTTTTGATGTGCAAGGAGGCGGTATGATAAGCATGCAAATTATAAATGCTCAAGCGGTTCAGAATGCTCTTAATAAGTTTGAAAAGAAGATTTCCAAGAAGATAGTGCGGGACGCTGTCAGGGCCGGGTCAAAGCCGCTTCTGACTGATGTAAAAAGTAATGCCAAAAGTCTGACAAGCACGCAGATTAAGGGCATAAAAAAGAGTGCACGGATAGGTTCCATAATAGCGAGGAGTCTGCATCTTAAAGTTATTAAAGCGTCAGTATTACGTAGGAAATATGGCCGTGATGCTTGGGGACAAACAATAGTCCCGAAAAAAGGAAGCAATGACTTGTTTGCCTCTATAAGCAAAGCGGGAAAGCGATATTATATACCGGCGGCAATAGAGTATGGTCATGCCTTTCCGGGCAGAGGTGGAAGTGGAGCTAAAGATGTACCCGCTAAAAAGTTTATAAGGCCAGCTTGGGATAAACACAAAGCTAAAATGCCCTCAATATTCAAGCAGCACTTAATCAGGGCAATAAGAGAGGAAAACATGAAACGACGATGATTGAGCAGGACATATACAATCTGTTATCGGGCAATTCGTCTATTACTGATTTGGTATCGACGAGGATATATCCGTGGGTAAGAGAGCAAGAAGATAGTCTGCCGGCTATTACATATCAAATGATTTCTAATATACACGGCTCTGACATATCCGGACCGAACGGATTAGTTGAAGGCAGGGTTCAGATTAATTGCTTCGCCTCTACTATTTTGGGTGCTGTTCAGTTAATGGAAATTGTAAGGGATGGGTTGAACGGGCATAGGGACGCTAAGATAGAATGTATGCTATTAGAAGAGACTAATGATTTGCCTGTGATTGTACCGGAGAACGAGCAATTAAATGTATTCGCAAAAGCAATGGATTTTTACGTTTTGTATAAGGAAAATTAAAAAATAGCCAAAAGATAAACGGGCACAAGCGACCGATCATCGCTTAATGCCGAAACTTTAACAGTCTATTACAGAGGCCGTTGGGTAAAACCGACGGCCTTTTTTCTTTGATATGTAAATTTAATTAAGGAGTACAAAATGGCAACAGTAGGTTTTTCAGGAATGGGTAGTACGATGGTATTCGATGGTGTGACTGTCGGGGAGATAGAGTCTTTCGACCTCGGCAATGACTCATGTGAATTCGAGGAGATCCTCACAATCGACTCCACCGACTACTACTATGACGTAATCTTGACCGCGTTAAATACGGGAGAGATGACCTTCACCTGTATATTCCAGCCGAATAACACTACCGGAAATTATGCGCAGTTAAAGACCAAGCACGATGCCCGAACCAAAGGGACATTCACATGGACTTATCTAAATACCGCGTATTTCACCGGCACGGCTGCGTTAACAGGCTTGTCAAGACCAACGGCCCCGGATGCCAAAGGTGTCCAAAGATTCAACATAACGATGAAGGCTGCAGGAAAGGTTAGTTACGTCGGAACATAAACATTAACAAATGAATGAACAAGGGAAAGGACTATGAAAGCAGAAGAAATAAAAAAGGCTATTCAGGCCAAGAAAGCGGAAAAGCAAAAGGCTGTAGAAAAGGCTGAGCTTGAGGGAATTGAAGTATTTTTGTATCAGTCAAGCTCCTACGAGATGGAGGGCTGGCGGTCTTACTCGAATGCCCTCAATAAAGAAGGCGAGCCGGACGAGAATAAGAGAAGATTGTCACCGTCAAAGCTGATACAGATAACTTGCCGGGACGATGATGGCAATCTTGTTTTCGATGAGTCGGATGTACCATTTATAGGCGGTTTATCCGATACCGAAGTCAATCGTGTATTCAAGCGATGCCTTGCCATTAACGGCTACGGCGGCGAAGGCATTGAGGCGATACTAAAAAACTTAGTGGCGATAGTTGGCGTCGATGGTGTGTTCGCCTCGCTCGGGAATATCGGATGCCCCTGTCCGAACTGCTCGAAAGACACTCAGCCTACGAGCTCAGAGAGCAATGGGTCTGCGAGCAATACTGGCCCGTCGGCCAGGCAGCAGAAAGCTACAAAGCCATTATCGCCGGAAAAGTAATGGGCCAAAAGATAGCCTTCGATGAAGGAACGAAAAAGGACATAGAGTTGATTATGAAGATGTTAAGCGGTGATTTCGACCCGGATAAGGACACGCCGGGACCGCTCAAAATTGAACCTAAAGATTTGAAGAAATTATTATAGGAGACATAAAATGTCAGTAGGAACAACAAGAATAGCTGGACATGCAGGTTGCATGATTGACTTGAAGATGTATTTATCAGGCGACCTTGCAGAGGCTAACGCACCTCTTATTGTGAGCAATTTGGGCTGGCAATATGGTACGAGTGCAGGACAGGTAAATGTAATCTACGCCGATACCGTGACTTTAGCGGACGGTGCAAATACTACTATAGACCTTTATGCTTCAGGCTCTTATCTGGACATATTTCAGCGAGCCTTAACGATGGAGGCTATAAAGTTCCTGTACCTGAAGAACAACTCTGCTGATGCGACCTTGCAGGCTTTCGGCGGCGCGTCAAATGACATCGGAATCCTCTTGGATACTTCCGACAAAATAGGTATCGGCCCGGGCGGTCATTTCATGTGGACTAATGTCACGGCGGCAGGTCTTGATATTACTACTAACAAGAATTTATATCTTGTTCACGATGGTACTGGCTCTGATACGATGGACGTTGACATTATAGCTATGGGACTTGACTAATCAGGATTAGCGGCCAAATGAAAGGAACGTTATGTATCTCCCTCTACATGACTAACTAAGGCCGCTAACCTGTTTTTTTAGGAGGTTATTATGATACCTCTGGTGATGTCAGTTATCGCCAAGACGGAGACTTTCCAGCGTGATATGGCACGTGCGCGCGGGCATGTGGGGAAGTTTGAAACCCAGATACGTAAATCAAGTATTACAATGACTGGATTCTCAAGGTCTATCTTGCGCCTTGCGGGCGTTGGTGGTGGTCTTTATCTTTTACAAAGAGGATTGCGTGGAACTATTGCGGCGGCAATGGAACAGGAAAAAGCTGAAGTACAATTACGAGCTGCTATAGGCGAAAACATAGAATCCTTAAAAAAATATGCTGCCGAACTTCAAAGAGTAACTATTTATGGCGATGAACAAATAATATCACAGATGGCCTATGCCAAAAATCTGGGAGTCACTACAGATAAACTTCAGGATGCTACTAAGGCAGCTATAGGTCTTGCCGCAAAGTATCGACTCGAACTCAATACCGCTTTTATGCTCATAGGCAGAGCATCTCAGGGCCAAACACAGATGCTAACAAGATACGGTATTGTTATGGATGAAGCCCTAACACAACAGGAGAAATTTAATGAAATATTAAGATTAGGTGCAGATGCTTTTTATCTTGCAGAAAAAGAAGCGAGAAGTGCAACAGGAACCCATGCTCAGTTTAACGCAATGGTAAGTGATTTGGGAGAGCAACTCGGTGGCCCTTTAATTGAATCATTGAC